TGATGAATATTTTAAAAAAAGAAATAGGTTTGACCCTGTTGCAATGATGAATGAAACATTAAAGCTAGGAGAAGAATGGGCAGAAAATAAAGTAGCTTATGATTCTTTAAAAGATACAGAGTCAACATTGAAGAGTAAAATATTCGAAGAGCTAAAAGATGAAGGACATAATACCACTACTGCTGATAGACTTATAGCTAACCATAAAGACTTTAAAGAACACTTAAAGGTAAAACAAAAAGTACACAGAGATTTTTTAATGTCACAGGTACGCTACATCACAAAACAAAAACTCGATGATTTAGAACAAACCGATGAAGTTAACAAAAGACATGAAATGAAAATGAGTAGGTATCAAACATGAATAAGATAACAATACAAACGCCTATGTGGAAACATGGTGGTAGCGTGGGAATAGCTGATAGAAACTTTACAAATCAAGGTGTGTTAATTGAAATAGCATATAAAGATAAATACGGAAATCGTCTTTACCCACACACATACAAAGTATCAAAAGAAAAAGCAGATAGCTGTGAGAGAATGTATGTCGGCAAAAACAATCTTGCGTTGAGGGTTATTCCTATCAACGAAATGGAGATCGTTAGTGAGTAAAGAAATAACAAAATTAACACAGTTAGAAGAAGGCGGTAATAATCCTAAATCTGGCTTATATGAAAAACCTTTATGGGAATTAGAATTTGAAGATGGGAGTATTAGAATATTAGGAAAGCCTAAAATGGAAGAATATATCTCTAAAGCCTATAACAATACAGTACATCATTTTAATAAAAGAGTATCAGTTTTGCATGATGAACGTAAAATAATACAATGGTGCATTGTCTTCACAGATTATCAAGATGTGTTGCTTGCTACAAAAGAATTATGCAATATGCTGTACTTAGGACATCAACGCAAAGATGAAGAGAAATATAAGGAACTAGAAGAAAAACTAGCAAAAAAAAGATTACCAGAGAACTCCGCATTATTTCATCCTAAGAGCATTACTACGGAAGAAGAACGTAAAGAACTAGATGAATTTAGGAGAAAGATTAGTGAAGAAGCCAAAAATGAAGAGGAAAATCAAGATATTATAAGAGGAGAATATTAATGGAGTTTTATACTGATGAAGATTTAGCAATAAAGTTGAAAATGTCGAAAAGAGCGTGTAAAAGATGGTTGGGCGAAATGCGTTTAAAAAATCCAAACGAAGAGTCCTTGCATCGTTTTATTAGAAACAAACAAATCTTCACACGAGAAGATTTAGGAAAGGTAATGAAACTATGCTTACGGAAAAGCCACGAGGAAAATACTACTACATAAGAGGCACTTTTAAAGTTGCTACCATTACAATAGAAATAAATTGGACAAAGACCAATGTGCTTGCTTCTAAGACATATACGAAAAGGTTTTGGGATAATTTTAAAGAAAAATGGATAGAAGACTACAAAAGGCAGAATAGCGGTTATGAAGTTAAAACGTATAAAGACGCAACAAACGAAGTTTTAAATGACCCTTATGAGTCTATATCACAACAAGATGAACGAAACTTACAACGTACAGTTCAGTATCTTGGCTCTTTTCATTTAAACAAAATAACAAACAAGTTAATCGGTCAAAAAGCTATTGAGTGTTATAATAACATAAAGGAATATACTAATTTAAAATATACTTCTTTGCCTAGAGATAAACAAATAGATATATCGTCTAAGCACGCAACAGTTAATCGTAATTTTATCACACAGGTATCAAAAGTAATGCACTATGCACACGATAACAAATGGTGTGAGTATATGCGTATAAAAAGATTTTGGACACTATCTGGTAAGAATAGACCCAAATATACGTTTACATTAGAAGAGATACAAAGATGTTTAGAAAGTAATGCTTTCTTCTATGCAAAGTTGTTGCTTGTCTTTATGTTGTATACGGGAGCTAGATTGCAGGAAGCCTTAAATGTATCATGGTCTGGAAAAAACTTTTTTAATAATAGACCAGAGATAGACTTAGAAAAGAATCAAATATTTTTATGGCAAAGCAAACAAGATGAGGGAAGAATAATAGAAATACATCCTACATTGAGAGCTTGGCTAGAAAAGATAAACGATAGAAATGATAAATTATTTCCGTGGAACAATCTACAACACAAAAAAAATAAACCAGATGGTTTGACTAATTCATGGAGAGAAATGCTCGATATGGCTAATGTAGATCAAATGAAAAAAAGACACGCTGTAAGACACACTTACGCAACTTTCTTAATTAGTTATGCAAATGCCAATGACAGCGAGCTTATGGATTTAGGTGGATGGAAAAGTAGAGACATGATTAGTGTTTATGGTTCAACAGTACCAGAAGAAACACGCAAAAAGATTAATCTACTGCCTTAATAGGCAGTTGTCAGTGTACAATAGCTGTACAACATTTATTTCGTGGCTAAAAACTAACAAAAAAAAAGGTATGGACAAGCCGTGTCGATGTAGTTATAAGTGACCAGACGATGCAAAAGTTGACCAAACCTTACAATTTTTTACCAAAGTTAACCAAAGTTAACCAAACGTTGTGTACAATAGCTGTACAAAAAGTTGTGAGGTTGGTCTATAATAAGTTAAGGGTGTATAGTTCAGTTGGTAGAATGTTTCCTCGACACGGAAAAGGTCACAGGTTCAAGTCCTGTTACACCCACCATCAATCTAAATACTTAATGTCTTTTATTACTCCTTTAGGAATAACTTGTGATCTACCAAATAGATCATCTTGATCGTGAGTATCTTTATCAGCTAATATAACAACAAGATCATCTGTCTCTTTATATAGCCAACCTAGTGAATCAATAGAGCAACATTTAGAGTTATCTAGGTCTGCTTTTTCTATCCAAGACCCCACAGAGTTCTCATTAGTATCTAGCCAAGTGACTTTAACTATCTTCATGTTTCCTCAAATGTTTATAGTGTTGTCTTTTTTTTACTGTGCCATTAAAATAATCATCATCCCAATTATTGTAATAGCCAATTTTTTTTAGTGACTTACTTGCCTCTTCGAGTTCATCAAATGGCTGTATTAATACCATCATAAAATCATTATGACTTTCCCATTCTGTATCTTGTAAGAAATCTATTTCTTCATCAAAATCTTCTGGGTGTGATGCCATTAAATAAACGTCTTTTGGCACATACACATAGTTAAGTGCATGAATATAGTCGGCTAGTTCATCAGCAGTTATGGATAAATCAGAACAAGCAACGATTGAAATTTTACCTGTAAATTTATTAGCTTCATTTGTGATAGCCTCAAGGTATGTGTTAGAGTCGTGGTGTTCTATTATGTTTATGTGATTGTCTAGCCTTGTCTTTTTTGCGTAAGGGCAAACAGGGAAATTGTTTAAATGTTTATTAGGTATTTCTAAAAAGTCTTTTGACCAAGAAATGATGTCTTCTTTAATAGACCTCACTTTTTCTTTTTCTTTTTCTTCTTTTTTGGAAATCCTGCTTTCATATTAGCGTAAGCCTCTGGGCTTATTGTACTGTTCTTCTTACTTCTACTTTTTCCTGCTTTTTTACGTTTGTTAATATTTCTATATAGTGACATATATCCCTACCATTTTGTGCGTGCAGACCAATAAGCCGCAGACATTTTACCTTTGTTAATATTTTTACGATGTCTAGCCATAAAAGATTTTCTTCTTGGCGTGTTTTTTTTATCTCCAGAAACACCTTGTTGACCAAAGCGGATAGTTTTTATTTTACTACCTTCTTTGGCAACAACGATGTGAGATTTTTTAGGATGGTTGGGGGTACGTTTTGGGCGATTATACCCACTTACCCCCGCCCTTTTTAATCTTGGGTCTTTCATTAATTAGATTGCTCCAATTACTACGATTACGATTACCGCAACAATACCTGCTTTAATCCAATCTTTCATTGACCAATCAGACCACTCTTTTAAGTGACTCCATAAGTCTTGTAATAATTTCATATTACCTCCTATTTTTTAAATTTACGACCTACAAAAAATACTATGAGATTTTGTATTGTGTTAATTGTAACCATTAACAATAGCCAAGCCTCCCATACTTCCATTATTTCTTAAATAACTTAGTTGCACCTTTGATACCGAATGATGCTGATACGATTACACCTAAAGTATATTTGTACCAATCAGGAGTCTGTGATAGTGCTTCAAATCCTCTTTCAACATATTCAACTGTAAAAGGAACAAAGCATAGTAAAAGTGGAATAGAAAATAAAATTGTAAGGTATTCATCTTTCCAAGAACCTTGCGTATTTTTAATTGCCTCTAAATCCCAATCCACTTCTCCTTTAATTTGTTTTTCCATTAAAGAAGTTTTGGCTTTTATTTCAGTTATCTTTTGTTCTGCTTTTGCTTTGCGTGTATCTACAACACCTTTAACAACATCCCCTGCTACTCCTAACAAGGGTTTAATTAATAAATTTAACATATGTTTCCGCCTACTTGATTATAATAAATAAAAAGATTACTTAATTGTGTGATGACTAACGATGCAAACAACAGTAAGAAAATTACTTTAAACATTTTGTAATTTCTGACTAAGCATTTCAACTCTTTGCGGTACTTGACGATACCACAATGAATTTTTAATTTCTTCCGAAGCCTCTGTATATTGTTTGTTTTTAATTAATTCTAATGTCTTTTTAAATTTACTAAATCCTGTTGTACCAATAACAAAGCACGCCTCTATAAATACTTCTTGAACAGGTTTAGGAAGTTCATCAAAGTTATCGTGCAAAGACATAGCACCACGATAAGCCACAGAGAAATCGTATTCAAAAATTTTTTCCAAGTGTCGATGGTCATAATTTTTACCATCTTCCCACTTTTCATCATCCCTGCACAAATGACCATAGCCAATAGTTCGTTTACCCAATATGTCATTGTAAACCATTGCCCTATATCCTTCATGCTCCTTAATCTCCTCTTTTAATTTTTCATATTCCATAATGTTTCTTTTTTTCTAATTTCTTCTTTGAGTTTTTCGAGATACAAAATACTATCAGCTAACTCTTCTTGCGTGTTTACTATCCAATGCTCTAAACTTTGTTCAGCATCTTGCATGGTAACACCAAACTTTTTGATACCAGACTCCGATCTATCTGCCATTCTGTTTAATACTCGTTGTACTAATGGGTCTTTCGTTTTCATAGTTTACCTACCCACCTATTACCTTTGCGAAGTATCATGGGTTCTAAATGTGGAACGCCATCAATGATAACCATGCAACCAATAACAGGTCTTTTTATGTTCACTCGAGAATACGCAAATGCTAGAGAGTCTTTGTCTATTAGACAACCTATTGTAGCTCCCCAACGTAATGCTTCGGGAGAACTAAAAAATTTAACTTCAAAACGAGAATGATAATGTGATTGCACATATCCTTCGTAATTCAGTGCTTGTGCTGACTTTAAACAATCAGCGTTCATGTTATGGGTAAAATAATAACTACCAAATTTATCTTTTATTATAAGACTATCATGCCACTTCCAGTTTTTTTTATTTACTTCTAAAATGTCTGCGTAGTCTTTTAAAACTTGTTGCGGAAAACCATGAAATTTCCGTTTACGATACACCATTGAACCATGATTAGAATTTAGTAAATCTAACTTAGGAAATACTTTTTCTAATTTATGTATATCTTCTTTTGCTAAATCTAATTCTTTGGTACTGTTTGGTAGGTCTGGGTCAGAGTCGTGAAAACTTAAAGCTGAATAATCACACTCATCGCCTAGATGCACATATTTATCCTTTGCTCCAAATTTATATTTAGACTTTATAGCCTTTAAAAAATCTAAATGATCTGGATGTGCGTAAGGATAATGTGTATCTGAAATACACAATATTTTCATTTATTCTATCAATCTAAAGAACGTATAGATTGCTCCTAAAATACCTCCGATGAATAAAGCTACTTTTAAACCGCCAATTCCCATGTTGCTAGCTTTGTTTAAATCTCTTATTTGTTTTTGCATAATATTTACATCTTCACGCAAATATTTTAATTCTGTTTTTAATTCTGCTATATCTTTTTGCCACTCAGACATTTGTATTCTCCATAGGTGCATTGCATTTAAAAATTACTGTTAGTTTTCTCTCCACCATATCTGCATGGAGATAATCAACTAATCTTTCTTTTGCTAAACTACATTCTGAAGGGTCGTTGAATATAAGAGGTACTTCACTCTTAAAACAAAGAGTTTGGTCTAATTCTCCTACATTTAACATACAGATCATAGCAAATATTTTAAACATTATTTAGCTTGAATAATTTTTTTAATTTTTAAATTACCCTCCATATCTGGCTCTAATTCTGCTTCAACAAAACCACACTCAAAACGAATAACACTTTTTCTATTTTCTGAAAGATTACGTTCTGCTTCTCTTTTAAGTTTTAAACATTCACTAACGCTATCGTCTTTTATCATCATATGTCCGTCTAAATTTGAATTAACAAACATACATAAAGCCATGATTGTTTTAGTGATTACCATTTTGTCTTACCTTATCCTTTAATTCTTCAACGTCTTTTTGTAATTTATCAACTTGCTTTTTTAAGAAATCTATATTGACTCTATTGTTCATCATAGACTCCATTTCTGTTGTTACTTTTTCTAATTGTGTTGCTGTAAATTCTAGCAACATATACTGTTCCTGATCTATAGGCTTTTGATCTGCGGCTTTTAGTAGATCAGCTTCAAATAAAGTTGCTCTTGTTTCTATATTATTAAGACGTTCAATAACGCCAAAGTACGCCCATGCTGTCGTAACAGCAACACCAAGTAAACCTATTAAATTTTTTAAAGGAAGACCTATTTCAGTCTTTTCGGATAGTGAAGGCATTTAACAAGAACA